TCCAGCACCGCCAGTTTTTGCGGGAGTCGCAGGAATTGTAGGGCTATGGGCTGGATATGCTATACTAATAAAGGTTCTATCCTAGGAGGAAAAATGAACACAGAACAACTAAAGGCACTACTTGCATCATACGGACGTTCAGTCCTTGCATCAGGCCTTGCACTATACATGGCAGGCGTAACAGATCCAAAGGATCTATGGACTGCACTTGTAGCAGCAATTGCACCCGTTGCAATTAGAGCAATCAATCCTAACGACAAGGCTTTTGGTCTATTGCCAGATGCTAAGGCTGTAGAGACCGCTCTGAAGGCTGCTAAGGCACCTGTAAAGAAGGCTGCTAAGAAGGCTGCGCCAAAGAAGTAATATTTACTTACAGAATTGCCAGTCTAGAAATAGGCTGGCTTTTTTGTTTTATGAATTAATTAAATTTATGTATTTATCTCTTAATGACTCTGTTGAAAAATTAATAAACCCAAGATTAAATGCCTCTTGTTTAATTAAATTATCTTTCTTTTCCATGTAGTCATCAACTGTTCTTGCAAGGGTTTTTGGACTAATATCATATACATCAATAATAGCCTTAGCCTTAAACTCATCAATCTTATTTGCCTCTACCGTCCACTTATCTGGAAGAATAACATTGTTTGGAGAAATGCGGGGCATAAAAACAGGTAGCCCACTAAGAAGAGCCTCATTCATAGGTAAACACAGTCCAGCATACCTTCTAGGCAATACCATTGCATCATACCCAGAATACAGGTCTTCTGGTTCTTTTGTTGTCTTAGTCTCAATAGTTAATCTTTCATCGGTACTCCTAATACCCAAATCACTCTGGGTTTTAATTACAACTTCGTAATCTCCTTTAGAATACTTAAGCATTTCTATTACAGTATTGGTGCCGTTTCTATCTTTAACTGCAGCCTTGCCACCAATATGCAATATACGATTATGAGCCTTTGACATATTATTTTCTTTTGCATTATTAAAGTTTTCATGGTTTGTAGGTGGGGGTAGATAAACAACCTTACACTTATCACCAAAGAGTTCAACTATCTTATCCATATTCCATAGGCTTGGAGCAACAAGCACATCTGGAAGTGACCATTCCGTATGCACGAGATTTCCAAAAAATTCATAATTATATTGAAGGATAGTCTTGACTCCACGTGATCTTGCTATATCAATAAATCTTGGATTATAGAATGTCTCACAACTAATTACTACGTCTACACCTTTAATAAAATCTGCTATCTCAGAGGTAGTAGGGAACCCCTTTATTGTGGTTTTATAATCATATCCTTCATACCACTCAGGATGTTGTTTATTTTGATTAAAAAATCTTGAGTTAATTAACATAATTTTATCAGGGTTTAACATATTAACTAATTCCCTGGTTTGATTACCAAGGCCAGTATCATCACATCTTGCAACTATTCCAACTCTCATTTTTCACCGTTTTCAAAAAATCCAGAGTCCCTTAGTTCTTTTTTAGCCTCTTCAATTGTTTTCCATTCCCAGTAATTATCGTCATTCGTAAACTTTTGAGTACTTTTTCTGCCATCTAAATGAATAACACGGCTTATGTTTTTCCCTTTATCTGGATAATATATAAACATTTTGTGTGCTTCCCAATTTCTAATCTTAAACTCATAGTTGTCTTCTGAAGGTATTATTTGGTTTGGTAAATATTCACAATCAGTTTGAACTTTTCCATAAATTTCATCTTCTATATAGTTTATTTCTTTGACATTCGGAAGTATAACTTGTCTGTAATAATTAGTTAAGGCAAGATGAGGGTTCTGACTCCACTGAACAGTCTTTAAGAAAATGTCTTCTTCTCCACACATCATATGCTCATGCTCTACAGGAACTTCTTCTCTTAAATAAAAACGTATAACGTTTGCTTTGTCATCACCAATTAGATCAAAACATTTTTGCCACTCTATTGGCCTATCAATTCTTAATGGCAAATCTCCTTCTATGTATAAAATTAAGGATGTTTCTACAAGACCAATTGTTTTTTTCATCATTGTAGTTTGATGACTGTGCTTATCAAAAATTATTGGTAATACGTTTTTATATTCATGTAAGCATTTCCATAGAACTTTATTTTTGTATTCGTTATACTCATCTTCGTATTGTCTTTGTTCTTCTCTTATGCCATCTATTTGTAAAATAATTTCATTATTGGGAAAGTGAAATCTTATATTTTTAATTGTTTCATCTATCACTTTAGTGCTAGGATGACTTGGTATATAAGAAGTTGGAACTACAATAGTAACATCAGTTATTTGCATTTATTTGTCTCATAATCTTTATAGAAAAGTCTCTCTTGTATTTAATCCACCAGCAAACTACTTGATGCATATTTCTTGGATAGTCAATTAATAAATCTGGCAGAACTTTTTCAAGATTATTCCAATTATCTAAAGACTTAACAGGAAATTCAGGACCAAACATTTTTATATAAAATTTTGTTTCTGTCATCGATGGATCTAGTTTATCTGCAATAGGTAGAGTTAATAACTCTATTGCTTCAAAAAATCTAAATGTATCTATTACTGCTGCACCAGATGGACATGGAGCAATTTTTGCACTTGCAAGTTTAGCATAATAGTCTTTTGGTTTATCGCCCAAGGAAAACCCTTCTGTTGGTCCATATAGTGAATTTTTTAATCTTGGCATAACTGAGGCTAACTCTCTTCTTCTTGAGTGTGTTATCTGTCCCCCAAAGTATACGTCATATTCTTTTTCTTTATATTCTGGAATGTTATCTTTAAAGTGTTGTGGGGCACCTACTGGCATATGGTTATATTCCCCATGCTTTTTATGAGGGTACTGAATCCATATTTCAATATTAGGATGTTTAATTTCACTTACATTAAATTTAGCATTTTCATCACCATTAACAAATAAAACAACTCTTGATATTTTATTTAACTCTGCAGATATTTCTTTTTCATTACCAGCGTTTCCTGGACCAGGAATAACTACAAAGGCTCTTTCCTCTATTGGAAGTTCTTTTACAGTTATTTGTTCAATATGATTTCTATCAAATGTTTGCTTCAATAGTCCATAGTCCCATTTTCCGTCGGCAGAGTCAAGTGGGTTAATTGAATATAGGTATGCCTTTATGTTACTCATTTTTAGTTCCATCTTGCATAAATTCAGAAGTATCGCAAGCAGCACAGGTATTAACCTTTATATTTCCTACAACAGATGTAGATTTAAAAAAATTTCCACACTTACAGGTAACTGTTACTTCAAAGAAATCTGTTTTGTTTTTCTTAGACTCTTTGTCTATCCATTGATTGTAATAGTCATCTGTAAAATAACCAAGACCGTTTTCCTTTTTGTCAAATGGATAAAAGAAAGAGTTGTATGGGTCTTCATTAGTTGAAGGATATCTTCCCCACTTCTTATTATAATACTCTTTAGTTACACCCATATTTGGATCAACTCCTCCAAGTTTTAGACTATGTGCCATTATTGTATCTTTAATATCAATTTTAACTTTTTCCCACATTGTTTTATTCTCTACAATTTTTTTCCAATGATCGTCATATTCTAATAAAAATGCTCTTTGAATTCTCATGCTATAGTCAAAGTCTTCGTAGCCATATGGCGTAAAGTTGGTATCAAAAAACCCAACCTTATCTATTAAGGTTTTATGAAATGCTATAAAGTGCCATCCATAAACACCCATTGCTTCAACTATGACATGTTCTGTATTCTTTAATATTTCAATAAAATCTAACCCACCAGGCTCACCAAATTTAACAGCAGCACTCATAACTATATACCAATCAGCACCGTCATCATACATTTTTTGTATTCCAAGATTATGGCTTGCCGAAAACCCAATATTGTTTTCAGTATTATCAATTTCAAAAACATTTTCTAGTTTACATGTTGCCATGAGATTATCTCTAAAAGACTTAACTCTGTATGGAAGACCGACAACGTATTTCATTTTAGTATTCAAACTTTTCATATGAGGTTTGCCAATTTTGAACAAGTTCTAATATTTTATTATTGTTCATAAGTTTTGACTTTATAAATATATAGTTGTTTTGTTTTTCATACTCGTAGTCTCTGGCTATTGGAATAAAATCTTGAGATATTAAAAATTTCATAACATCTTTAGCAAGCCATTGATCTTGCCAAAACCCAAAATCTTCTACTTCAATAAATATTGATTCTACTTGTTTTAAAGTTTTACTTGCATTGCTAAGCACTTGCTCAATTGCTCCTTCAACATCAATCCATATGCAAACTGTATCGTTGTTGTTTAAAAGCCCTGAATCCATAAAAAATTCATCTAAGGTGCTACAATCAACTTCTGGGGCGGAATATAAAAGATCATTTTGGTTACGTATCAAAAGACTGTTATTTCCTATAAGCCTACTAATCCTTTTGCCGTCCCACTCTCCATTATTTAAATATGCTTCTTGAATAAGAAACCTAGTCTTGCCTGTCTTATTTGTAATTGCAGTATTTAGGTATTCTACTCCAACATCTTGCAAATTGTTAGCATAGTGTTTATAAACATATGGGTTAGCCTCAAATGCCCAAGATTTAATATTTGGATAATCTTGTTTTATTTTTTTAGAAAACTCCGCAGAATTAGCCCCTACTTCAATAGCAGTTTTGGGTTTTATTTCTTTTTGAATTAAAAAAAATAAATCTACCAGTTCATCTACTAATAATCTTTCTTGCGTTGATAAAAATTGTAATTTATTTTTCATTTATTAAATATATCCTGATTTACCCAAGTTTTTGGTGTAAGGTAATTTTTAATTTCAACTGGCAAATTAAAGTTAAATGGTCCAGTGCCACGACTTTCCACCCACTCAACCATAGAAGTTAAGATTTCTTTTAATTCGTAGTGTGTCTCATAGTTAAGTAGTTTTCTTGCTTTTTCTGCTGAGCAATGCGCCAACTTTACTTCAGATGGTCTTGAGTCTAAGTATATTGGACTTAAGTCAAAATCAAGGATTGATGCAATTTCTTCTGCTAAATGATTGATAGTTATAAAATTGTCATCAGGACCAATATTGATTACCTCTCTATTGGCTACATCAGAAAAAATAACTTTATGAAATGGATCTATAATATCTCTTATGTCAGAGAAACATCTCTTTTGGTTTCCATCACCATAAATTATTGGTTGCTTGTTTTGTAGCATACGATTAATCATAATTCCAGCAACATTTCTAAAAGGGTCTGTATAGTTTTGTCCATGTCCAACGACATTGTGTGGAACTAAAATCACAAACTCCATTCCGTGTGTTTCAGAAAGATTTTTTAGCGTTAGTTCAAATGCATGTTTTGCTATGCCATATGGATCTTGTGGCTTAGGAGTCATATTTTCTGTAAACGGAAGAGTATCTTGCATACCATATCTTGCCATGCTTGATGTGTATACAAACTTTTTAACTCCTGCCTGTATCGCACAAGTCAAAACGTTCATAGAGTTACCGTATGTATTGTCAGTAATAAATTTACTC